AATTTACTGATGTCAACTTGTCCAGTACCTGTGGTTGAAGAAGTATTGCTTTGACTGCCTGCTCCTTTGGGTCCTGGTTGAGAGAAATGTGGATTCTTGTCCAACCACTCTTTCACCATTGTATCAACTGTGTAGGGATCACCAGTTTCAGTGTATTTCACACCACCTTCTTCCCCAACAACTTCTACTTCACCCTTGTCGCTCAATCTCACATTCTTGGCAAGGAGTTCCTTGACCTGTTCTGGAGATATGGCCTTGTATCTGCTGGCGGCACTGATTATAGCACCATCCACCATTTGGCTTTGTAGTCTCTGCTTGAGTGTGTTGATCTCTGTGTCTTTCTTGGAGACAGTTTCCTTCAGCACCTTCTCAAAGTTGCCTTTCGCCCTCTCAGCCTCAAGTTGTTTCTCCTCTTCAGCCGCGAGCAATTGGTTATACTTCTCAACATCCACCCCTTCAAACTTCTTCATTGCCTGCTTCTCTGCCTTTACTCTGACAGACGCCATAGCGTTGTTGAACTCTTCTGCGGTGTAGGTTTTTGAACTGGTTGATACAGTTTCCTGAGTGGTTTCTTTTTTGGAGTCTGTTTGTGCTTTGGTCTCAGTTGCCTCTGCTTCAGACTGCTGGATGTTAGTCTCTTCCATTTGAGTGCTTCCTTTCATATTGGAATTGTATTGTTATTTATACACCTATTTAAGGTATAATGTGATATGATTAAGGAATATTGGTTTGAACTATTTCTTCTTGTAAGACTTCTTACCTTTTTTCTTGTTCATCTTCTTTGCGGCCTTCATTGCTCCCCTGCCCGCTCTTGATCTGTATGTTTTCATCTTGCTTCTCCTTGTTTTGAGTATTGTTCACATATTTACGCTTGGGATCAACAGAATAAAGTGACAACAGTTCCAACTTCCTGGTGTGTGCCAATGTCTTGACTTTTTGTAAGGCTTTCCTGGCCATAAAGGCACTGTTCTTTGACTTCAATCTCTTACAGTATTTCCACCAGTAGTAGTAGTCCTTGAGTGCGGCCTCAAGTGCCAGGTGTGCTGGTGTGTCAAACAGTTCAATGTGTGTGATTGTGCCCTTGCCCTTCAATTGTCAAACTCCAGTGTGTGTTGCTCCAGGGTCTTGAAACTGTGGTTCCTGTCCAAGAACTTGTAGTCCATATGTGTTGGTTTGAACACCTCCGCCCATTCTATGACCTTGTGTATGTCAAACGCCTTACAACTGTAGATGTCAAGGTTCAACAGACCTGTCTCATTCCAACTGTGCCACGCTATGTGTGATGTCTCAATTATGGTGGTACCTGACCAACCAATGTTGCCTGGCATATCACACCACGCTGTCATAGGGCCAGCCAAAATCTTCATATCTATCAAATCCACCAAATCCTCCAATTTCGCCTTTAGGTCAAAATCCCTGTCTGGTATGTTCTCACACTCCGCCCTGATCAGCAGGTGCTTGTGATCCAATATCATATCTTGAAGTTGGGTTTCCAGGCCTGGATTGACCAGTACGCTGGTGATAGTGTTTTCTGTCCTCTGACCTTTTTGAGCACAGCACCCATCCTGGCATTGAAACTTCTACGCCTGGCTGGATCTTTCCTGCCTATGCTCATACCCTTCTGGCCAAAATTGATCTTGTTGATCTTGCCAGTCTGTTTGTTCTTCACAAACACTTTGAATTTTTTAACATCGCCCCTCATAGGCCTGTTCAACTTAACTGTTCTTCCCTGATACTTTGCCATTCTTCTTCATCATCCTTGTTAGTGTTTTCCTTGATTGGTATTTGGCGAACAACTCCCTTGCCTTCAATCTGACCAAAGCATCCTCAAACTGTTTTGTGTGGGTCTTGCCCTCCAACAGCGTGATGTAGTCTGTCATCAGTTCAAACTTCTCTTCCTTCTCTGAAAGGCCAGTGCCACCATCCTCCATCCAGGTGTCAGCCAGTATCTCAGCCATAAGATCTATTGTCCTCATTTCTGCTTGGCCTTCTTGGTTGCCTTGTCCCAGAACTCAACCAGCGTGTCCACATTGTTCTTGAGTAGTAGTTTCTTCTCAAGGCTCTTGACCTGTAGTTCAAGGTCCTCCACCTTGTGTGACAGCGTGTTGTGGCTAATGATCAGTTCATCATTCTTCTTGACCAACTTGTTGTGTTTGGTCCTGATGTCTGTGACCATAGTCTCCAGGCCAATCAACCAATCATAAGGATTCCAGTCTAAAGGGTTTTTGCTCATACTAAGATTATATATTGATTCATACCAATATGTCTATGGTTTTACTGGTTATTTTGGTCTAAGAGATCCTGCTTGGCCTGATCTATGTCTGCCTGTGTGATCTCTGGGTGTAGGTCCAACATCTGTTGATCAGTGATACCATCCATAATCATATCCTGGATGTGCTTGGTCCTGTCAGCGGGTGTTGTTGTTGGGTGTTGTAGTTCAACAGCCTCTCCCTCTTCATTCTTAAGTGCCTCAATCTCATCCTCTTCCATAATGATCTCAAGTATCTTCCTGTCTATGGCTTTCCTAACCAATGGGTCTGTTGGTTGTGTCCTCGCGGCCTTCTCCAATAGGTCCATATCCATTGACTTGTCCCTGATGTGGAATGTGTTTGGATACATTATCTCGCCATCAAATGTCAGTCCCTGCCATTCAGCCCATAGTCTCCAGATCTGCTCCTCAGCAAGTTCCATCTGCTTGGCCTTCTCTGACAGTTTGGAATTCAATAGTGTGAACTCCGCCACCATCGCGGCTCCACTCATCTGTCTTGTCTCAATGGCCCTCAGTGCCCCCATATGTGCCATCCTGTCAATGCTCTCAATGGTTGTCTGTATTGATTTAAGGATGCCATCAATTGACTGTGAGTTTGGTTGAAGCAGATATGGCTTCAAGTTGCCATCCAGTTCAGGTGGCATTGTTATGATTGCCCCAGCACCCGCTGAAGCCTCAGTGTCTGATGTCTTGACCAATGAAGGGTGGTTCTGTAGCCTTATCAACTGTTCAACCTCTGTGGTCTGGTTGGCTATGTAGGCCTGGGCGTCACAGATGTCTCCAATGAAACTGACCCCAATGCCCTTCACAGGTGATCTCTGATCATACACAAACACTGCTGGTATCTTGCCCAGTTCATTTGGTATGATGCTTAGGACTTCCTGGCCACCATCCTTCTTGGTTGGTGAATATTTCTCCAATGTGATGTCTTCCCTTGTGTAAGTTCTGACAAAATAATCAGAGACCTGCCCATACGCTCTCTGCTCTACCTCAAGCAATTTCAAATAGTTCAATTCATAGTGTCCTGATGGTAGTCTCTCAAACTGCCAGTCAAGGATGTTAGGTGCTGTGAACAGCGTGGCATATGTCCTGATGCCCTGTGCCAATTCCTCAGCCTTTGTGCCAGCGTTGGATTGTGGTCTGTCTAAAAGAACACAACAGTGGCCAGCGATTGTTGAATGTATGTTGACCTCCGCCATAAAGGCGTCAAAACTCCTGCCATCAAGATCAGCATCCTTGAGGAATGGTTCCAACTCTGGGTTGTTCCTGATGTTGGCGTAGTCCCTCTCAGGCTTCTGCCTGAACAGGAATGAATTCAGTGTGTGTGTTATGGCCTTGGCGTGGTTGTCCAATGGTGTTGTGACCAATCTCTGGACATACTCTGATTCTGATTCATACACATACCTTGTGAGGTACTTGCCCATCCTGAACTGATGGCCTCCCATATAAGAATTGTAGAGGAACTGCCACCTCTGATAATGATTGTGGTATTCTGGATGAACACCTATGAGATCATAAAGGCTCGCGAAGTCTTCAGGATCTTGATTTGTAGTGTATATTTGCTGTGCCATATTATGCTACCTTTACCCCCCAAGTTGTTGGTTGTTGTTGTTGCTCAAAGTCTCTCCTCACTGGTTTCAAGAATGAGACGCCATACCCAAGGGCGTCAAGTATGTGATCATACCCTGTGTCCTTCTCAGGTTGTGATGTGCCTGGCTTGTAGATCTGTCTCTCCAAACTTTTTATCAATTTCTTACATCTTGGATGTATTGAAACACTGGTCTCACCAGCACCATTCATCAATGCTGTGTTCACTGAGTTGATCCTGTCCCTGATCGCCATATGCTTGTTGTACATCTTAACTATGAAGCCATTGTTTTGTAATATACTTACATCTGTCCTGCCCCCAGCGGATGTTTTCCTCGCCTTGGCTGATGGATCTGGATATGCGAACACCTTGGCATTGGGGAACTTGGTAAGGATCTCCTGACACATCTCATCTGTGTTTGATCCATACATCTCAATCTCATCAATGATGTAGAAATGGTTGTCCTTGTACACAAAGCAAACCGCTGACATAGGATTGACATTGAAGTCCAATGAACAGTGTATGATTTGTTGTGGTCCATCAAATGTGATGTCCTTGATGTGTTTGGCCCTGTCAAAGGCGTAATAGACCACGCCCTCATAGTTTGAAAATTCTGCTTCATACTCAACCCTGTAGGTCCTTGGGTCAAGATCTCTCTTGGCTTGATTCAGTTCATCATCATCAACCCATCCACCTTGTGCTGTGGTGTACTGCCAACTCTGCCATTCTGATTCTGTGGTGTCCTGTCCCCTCTGGAAGAAATCAAACAGTTGGTTTGATCTACCTTTGGGTGTGCCACACACAAGGACCCTTGCCTTGTGATCAGACAGCGTTGGTCTCATAACTTCCCAGGCCTTGGGATCTATGTCTTGGAATTCATCCATAATCAGTATGCCCTTGATGTAGAACCCCCTCAGGGCATCTGGGTTCTCTGATCCCCTCAGGCATATCTTTGAGTTGTTCTTCAATGTTATTGTCAATTCCGCTTCATTCACTTTCTTTATCCAGTTCAGTCTGCCCAGTTGTGTCTTCAATGGTTCCCAGGCCAGTCCTTTCGCGGCCCTGTATGATCCTGTGAGATACCAACAAACAGATTCAGGTTCCTTGGCGTGGTATGCCAGTTCTCTGATGGCCAAAGTGGTCTTGCCCCACCTCCTGCCACACGCTAAAACGCGGAATCTTGCCTTTGACTTGGCCACTTCTGATTGTGGTACTGATAATTTCATTAGTATCTATGTTCCTCCAATATGATGTCAAAGATCGCTCCGCCCTCTGTGGTGGCGTCCGCCTTACATCTAATTTCAAAATCTGTTTTCTGATCAAACTTCAATGGCACAGGGTATTCATACTCAACAGGACCTGAACTGGTGATCCATTGTCCCTTGTTCTGGAACACACCACCAAATGGTCTCGCCATCCCCCTGAAGATGGCCTGTTTGTCCTTGCCCACAGATCCCTGGAACTTGATGATGTATGCCCTCTTGTTCCTTGGCACTGTGTACACCGCCATCAATGTCTGGTTGTTGCCCAATGTTATCTGGGCGTATGTTGTGCCACCATTGGCTATTGTGATGTTGCCTGTTGGTGCCTGTGAGCCCACTATGTAGGCCCTGAAAACTCTCAAAAATTCTGTTGTGGTTGTGGCTGTGCCTGAACCCGCCAAGGTCACTGTCTGGTTGA